GATTTCTTGTATCTTCAATTCCTCCAGTAAAAATTCCTTGTCCATATCTAGACATATCAAAAGGCATGGGTTTTGGCGTTGCAGGTTGTGCAGGTTGTTTGGGTTTGGGTGTTACTTGTTGTCCACTTCTTTGTAAATATTGTAACACATTTTGAAATAAAGGTGTTGCTCCTTGAGCAGAACCTAGTTGTGAAACTGTTTTTGCACTTGGTCCTCCTGCAGGTACAGCTTTAGGTAAAGGTATGGCTCTAGGAACAGCTTTAGGAATAAAACTTCTTGGCGCTGTTGCTTGTTTAATTAATGGTGTTGACATGGCTGCAGGCGCGAATGGTGATGGCATGGTTCCAGGCGCGGGCGCTCTACTCAATGCTCCTCCTGTAGGTCTAATTCTTGGTGATGCAGGACCTGGAGAACCTACGGCATAACCCACTCTACCGCCTGCAGATTTTTTTTCCGGAATTGTATAAGCTTCCTTAGATAACCCAGACTCAGCTAATGCTTCAGCTAACTCTCTACTTAAACCTTGATCCATTAATTCTTTTATTTTCTCCTCTAATCTATCATATGCAGATCCACCATCATCATAACCAACTCTACCACCATCTGAGTACATATTAGCATCAGCGAATCTATCTACTTCTTCAGACGAAGCATTTGGATTTAAATTTGAATAATATAATTTTAAATAATTTCTTAAGGCAGCCGGATCTCTTTTTAATTGTTCTACTTCTTCTTCTGTCTTGCCGGCAAAAAGTCCACTTAATAAACTTGCGCCTCCAATAAGACCTGTAACAGCTTTCTTTGATCCTAATATTTTTCCAAATAAACCTCCACCTCCAGATCCTTGAACTGGAGAAAATAAAAATTTTCCTGCACCTTTGGCTGGTAATAAACCTGCAAGACCTGACAATGGACCCATACCCATAAGGCCAGCTCCACCAAAACCTAGTATAGCTGCCTTACCCACAGGTGACTTAACAACTTTCTTAACAGCTTTTGTTACAGATTTAACTAAACTACCTAGTCCGTATAACTGTCTTGGTTGTTGCATTCTACTTATTGTCATATTATTCGTCCGATGCTGCTCCTAGTGGTGGCATTGAAGCCACTTTAATTTTTAAAGATCTTGTAATGTATTCTCTTTTTGTTGGAGAATTTGGATCTGCGATATCATCCTCTGCTTCTTGATCAGAAGAGTATTCGTAATTTGTATTTTTATTACGTAATACTACCTCAGTTTCACACTCAACAACAGGTACTTTTTTACCATTTATTATTTCATATCTTACTGATGCAGGCTCTTTAAACGCCATGTTAATTGCCTCCTAATCCACTTGAATCAGCTATATATACTCTTGTAGTTTCAAGTAAAGCCGCAGTTCCACTTATACCAGATGTAGCAGTAGTTTCAATCTTTAAGATATCCTCTGCTTCTAATACAATAGAACCCTTAAGTACGTTAATAATTAAAGGCCCCGTCATTTCTACATACGCTATGACGAATGTTGCAGATGCCGAAGTGTCTGTAATACTTACAGTAACGTTTTTACTACCGCTTATGTTTGTAAGCTGTAGTGTTTGAAATATAGTGGTTGTTTCATTTGGACATGTATAAACAGTGTCTGCAGAGTTTGGACCACTTGGTGTATAGAATGCATTTTTATATCTATTTGACATCCGCCTTTTCTTCTTCTTTTGGTAACTCTTTTTTTAATAAATCTAAATAATTTTTTTCAATTACATTTAATTCACTAAAATCAATAGTTAGTTGATCTTTTTTAGCTTTTATACTTTGTAATCTAGCTAAGATTAACTTACCATTGTCAGATAGTTTATCACTATCATATTCTTTTTTATCTATATTAAACTTCATGTTAAAACCCCCATCCTTCTTTGTTATCTCCACCTCCCTTGAACCATGAATATCTATCTGATTTTTCATTTAGTTCTTGTAGGAAAGTAGAATTTAATTGATCGACTATTGACTGTATAGCTCTGTTAATTTGTTTTTGTGTTGAAGCATCGTATTCTGCTTTTGGTTCAGGTATTCTTACTACTATTTTTGCCATAATATTTTATTACACTCGTCTCGGTCCTCCAGGTCCTCCAGGTCCCATGCTTTGACCACCAACTCCTCCCCCCATGTCACCTGGTCCATTTCTATTACCTCCTTGACGATCTGACATTGAAGAGTGAGGTGATTGTCCTTGACCTAAACTACCTGTAACTTTACCTCCAGAAAAAGTAGCTCCTTGGTTACCTCCTTGAGCATCTATTTTATCTTGAAGTTCTTTTAATTTTTTCTTCTTTTCCTCTTCTTTTTTCTTCTTCTCTGCTTCTGCTTGTCTAGCTGCAAGATCTACAGCTCCTTGTTTAATTGCAGTATCTACTCTTGCTGTACGAGAAAAAGCAGACGTACCTCCTATGCCCATTGGACTTGGTCCAAAAGTTCCATAATCATAATCTCCTATTGATAAACCTGCAATTCCCTCATTGTCATCCTCATCATCCTCTTCTTTTAAAGAAAAAGAAGGAGGAGCATCAGCAGCGTATGTCTCAACACCAGGTGAAATTGCAGCAAATTCATAATCAAAAGCACCTGTTTGAGGATTTACTTTTCCTTTTACATTTTTTCCATCAAAAGTTTTTAATAAACCAGATGCATCGGTGTAAACTGTGGTTGGTACTCCATCCACCAAAACCATTCTTTCAGATGCTGGATCTAAATTACCAAATCTACCTGTTCTTGGTCCACCACCACGTTCTTCTATTTGAATAGGCATCATAGGAAGTCTTGCTGCTGGATCTGGTGGTACTATGTCTTCTGGTATAACAACTGATTTAAAATTAGTTGAATAAGGATTTGTTTCTTGATCATAATCATCAAAAATACCAGCGATGCTTGGAATTCCTCTTCTATCTAAATAGTCTAAGACATCCATATATAAAGCTGTGCTAGGTGTAAATATTGACATTATCTTCTTCCGTCTGGTTGTATATCTAATTTAAATGTACCAAATCTCCAAGACTCAGCGACAGCATCGTTTTCTATTTTTATGTTAACAAACCTGCCTCTGGCTCTAGTGTCCTTTTTATCAGTTGATGAGGTAATTGTAAAGGGGCTCAAACTGCTTGAACTGTCAGATTGCTGTGGATACCTTTTAATTCCTAAGGTAACTTTGGCATTTCCTGCGATTGTTTCAAAGTCTGGAACAAAACGTCTAACAGCTAAGAATGTTTCTCCTGCTATTCCGCCTTGAGCTTGTAGGTCAAAATCAAAAGATTTTATAAATGATGAAACTGTTGTAACAGCTCCTGTTTCATCAACCTGGTCAGTTCCTACTTCATGTTCAAATAATTGTGATCTACCTAAACCAGACTCTCCAACTACTACAGGAAAGGTCCCTGATGCATTACTCGTGAACTTTGTTGCAAAAGGTTTTGCATATATCTCTGCGTCTATCCAAGTTGTTCTAGCTTCTGTGCCTGTATACCAAACTTTATCTGTATAATTATATATCACATATTTATCATTATAGTCTGAGTTTGCAGACGGATAGTACCAAATAACTTCTGTATATAAATTATTTATACCTGCAAATACTTGTTGTCCTTTTGTAGTGTCAATATTATCATAAACAAAATCTTCTACGGTACAAGGTAAAGATCTAACTGTACCATCAAAAGCAAAGAATCCTTTTGGTGACATCCAAAAAGCGATACCATCTATTTCTACAACAGCGTTCTTACCTATTAATCCACAGTTGGTTCCTACTTGATCAAAACCAAAAGTAAAAGGTGAACCTACAAATCTCATATTATAAAGAGCGTTATCAGTCCAAACTAACATAGATTCTTTTGCTCTTATAGCTGACATTATTTTAGTTCCATCTTGTAATCTTTGATTACCTGCTGTGTTTGTAGAAGTAGGTAGGTATGTATTAATATCTTCTTGATCAGAAAATACTATTACCATATCATCTGGAGCATTTGGTGCTGCACCTTGAGGTGTAGGTATAATGCTTCCAAAATGAATTAAGTGTCTAGTTGTTGGTGATACCATTGTAAATCTAGATATAGCTGGATTGTTTGTTGTTGT